TGACCAGTAAATCCAGTCCTTCCTGTTGCTGAAGTATTAGCGGTTCCTTGACCAGTATACCATGTAGTTCCTGGCTTTTGCCATACAGCGCGAGGACCCCAATAAGGAGCTTGTGATGGATAAACACCGCTTACAGAACAATAACCTGAGTTGAGGTAAGAACCATCTCCAATGTTCCATATTCTTAAGTTATAGCAACCAGCGTTGTTATCATCATGAGATGGGTCATAGTATTCCTTATCAGCGTTCACTGGGCCAGGGATAAAGTGAGTGTTCAAAGTATCAACTCTACTTCCATTCAACGCTCTCACACAGAAACCACCTGTAGAAAGATTCTCCTGAAACTCAATCTCATCAATGGTGTCATACTCTACACCTAAGAAACTAGCAAAGTGACCATCATAAAGACCTATACTTCTGTGAGTTGCAAAGGCTCTATGATCATTTGGGTTTGCCTCAGGGTTCGTCTTGTTTGAGAAGTTAGCTGTTAATGAGAAGGTGCTACTTAGTTGTGCGTCAGTATCATCAGGGTTAGGTAGCATTATCATGCAGCCACTGGAAGTATAACCTGATACTAAGTAGGCTTGCCCTTCGTCACCTGTTCCATAATCAGCAGCAGAAACAGAAGCCGTAATAGTGTCTCTATCCCAAGTTGAGTGATAGTCTCCAAGATCTCTCATGCTAATAAGAGATCCTTTATCAGCAACTAAGCAGGCTCTAGTAGAATGTAGCTCTACAGAAGTATGGTTAGCTCCACTAGATAGACTCCACTTTTCAATACCTAAAGCACCTTCATGATCTTGATGAGGCATGAACTTTACTGAGGAATTGTTATCTGCTAGAGCGTCTACAGAGAATTGTCCTATGAAGGTTGGACCCATGAAGTTTACATGAGAGTTGTTGTTAGCATACACCCCCAAGCATCTTCTCTGAGACAAATCATTTACATTGTCAGGGCCAACAAGCTGCGTTGCTCCGTAGGATGTTCCATGGAAATCAACAGTGGATCCTTTGTCTGCGTGTACTAAACACCCTTTCACTGTCCTTAGAGAATAAACAGTAGGTACAAAGTCTGCTGTATTATTAGCCTGAGGAGCAAACATTCTAGCATGGCAGAACTGTGCGTATGAGTTTGTAAGAACCACAGCTTGCGTAAGGTTCGTTCCTTCTGCACTGCTGGAATCCGTACCTATATGATTAGCGAAATACATAAGAGGAGCAGTGTCTACATAGTTCGTATCAACATCATCTAACTTAAATGTAGAAGACTCCATTTTAATGTGCTGACCATTAGATGCAAAAGATATCTGATATGTCCAGGGAGTGTGCGTGTATTCTCCTACTCCAGCTATAGTTTGAAATCTATTTAAAGATACTTGTCTAGATTGTTCAACTGAATATACTAAATGAGAGTTAATTAAATGAAGACCTTCATCTTGATTAGCTTCACAATGTATTCCATCAATTTTTAATGTTGAGTTAAGGGCTTTAATTCCTTTTTTATTACTATACGCCGTAATCAATCCCTTAACACTTATTTCAGAGTTTATGGCCTCTATCCCTGTTCCATTTACACAGAAGTTAATAACTGTTGGAGAAGGATGGCCTACTAAAGTTTCACCAAAACCATCACCTCCAGTAAGGACTGAGTTGTGAAGATAGGCACCTACATCGTTACCTTGAATGTTGAAGAAGTATTCAGATCCTGACACATAAGTATCTGTTACAACATTAAGGGTAGAGTTATAAGCCTTAAGACCGTAGGAAGTTCCTCTGGTAGTACTGTTTGCTATGTAGTTTCTACTTGAAGCAAACCCTCGTCTAAGATCAACATTAGAGTTATTAACTAGAAGACCAACTCCTCTACCTCTCATAACTCCAAAGTTTTCTAATGTTACTCGGCTGCTGTTATCAATAGCTGCCGCCTCTTCATATGAATGGCTGTATGAAGTATAAGGGCTTGATGTTTGGTCTTCAGCAGCATCTACGATAAATCCACGAATATAAATAGGACCATCACAGTTCTTGATGCTAAGTCTTCTTAGGAAATTTGCGGTTGTAAATCCGTGTGAACAAGTATTATCATTAGAAGAAGTCTTAGATCTCCTAACTATAGACCCATCGTGCTTATTTATACAAGACACATCAAGTTGAGTAGTCGTATAATCAGTAACTCCATTAGCAGTGTGTCTATTACCTATTGGGAATAATCTAACTGTGTTAGCGGCTGTTAGTTGTTTGTCCATTACAGACTCAACTAGGAAATTTGTTAGGAATGAGTTGTTTGAATAAAAACCCTGTCTTATCTGAGCAAAGCCTCTTGCAGTGCCTCCAGTATCAGCCGCGCCTATTAGTTCTACATTATTAGATGATGCTAATAAACAAGAAGTATCGTTCAGGATATTCTGCATATCCATAGAACTAATGTCAAGAGGAATACCGTACTCACTACCTGGATTTAATGCGTATACTAAAGAAGAAAATTCAGAAGGAGTAGTAGCGTCATTATCCGCTCCTATAATTCTAATACCTGTTCTATTTACAATCTCCAATGCCCCGTGTTGAGTACACTTCACATTATCAAGGCATAAATCACCTAGGTTTCCTGAGGCACATACCTCAATAAGCACTGGCATGTGCAGAACTTCAGGTAGAGCTTTAATGGCTGATGAAACATCTAGGAAGAAGTTGCAACTTACATCTAAGTGAGTGGGGATTGAAGATGATACTGCAAGGACCATGCCAGGAAGAGATGAAGTAGGCCATCCAAGCTTCTCCCACAGATAATCAGTACGCTCCTCTAAATCGTACAGAGGAAGGTTGTCCTGCTCCCAGTTATAAAAGGAGCTTGTATCATGCTTAGTTACGAAAGGGTTCCAGTAGTCACTTAGAAGGACTCCTGCACTAACCGTATACAAATCATTTATATCGAATCCAGCCATTTTAGAATTGTATTGTCCAAATAAATATTAACGAGTAATCACTCGTTTTAGTAATACCTATGAAAGGTCTATAAGCTACAAGTATAGGAGAGTGAGGTGTAAGCCCTCTCGGGTTTCTCATAAACAGACCAATCTCATCTAATTGTTCTGTTATGTTTGCTGTGTTAGGATCTAGAACTATAGTGAATCTAACAGCAGTCTTGTTAATTTTATGTATGTTACTGAACCTAATTTTACCAAATGTTTTGGATGATCCCAATGAACCAGATTCTATGGGTTGGAAGGTTTCTTTTACAAAACTAGCGTTCTCTCCATATTCTGTAGAAGTTAAAGGAGTCTGTAACTTATAAGTGGATGCTCCGTAATCATCAAAATCTCCACCAGTTCCTATTTGAAAGTTTATGATTTGATAATCAGCAATGGAGGTAGATCCTGAGGCTGAGAATAAGTGAGATAGCCCTACACCCATACCTGAAGTAATGGTGTTTCTCTCATCCCATACAAGCTCTCTTTCTTTATCCCTATCTTCGTAGACCTTCCATATTTGAAGACGGCCTACTGGATTATATGAACTCTTATTCTGCATAGTTACCCGTTGTATAATAGTATATATTTCAAGTGGTGCTAAAGATCACTTTCTCGTAGCCGCTTCTTATTACGCACTTCCCTAGAGGAGTAAATACCGAATCTAGATTGTGTTGATACGGCCTTGGATAATTAGTGTAGGGCGCTGCTTCTTGGGTTATACCGTATTCCCACTGGCCCCAAGATAGATAGCATCCTGACATGTCCACTGGTATATCTACGCCTCTAGTAAACAACCCATCCTTCTCTCCAGGAAGTCTGAATAAATTACCCCCACTATCAACATTATAATGTATGAACCATTGTGATACAGAACCTGATCCATCTGTACTTAAAGGAGCATAGGTCCCAGCGTTTGTAAACTGCTTATCCACTAAAGCTGTTATATAAGCTCTATACCAGCCATCTCCCGCCCAAGGATCATCGTAAGGAAGTCCAGCGGCAGTATCGTAACCTACTCCAGAGAAAACACCTGCATCACTGGTATTGCTATTATCCGTCCATAACCCATCAGCGGTTACAGAGCTTAAAACTAAACCTCCAGCAGGTTCCCAATAAAAAGTGGCAGCCTTTCCTACAGCGGTTATATCTGTGGAAATATTTCTATCAACCCCTGGCATACCTCTTGAGAATATATTGATAGTAAATGCGTTAGCGGGTTTTACTGTAGTCCCTTTATGAACTACTCCCGCAGGATCAATGTTCTTCACATATACTGACAAGGATATAGAAGAGCCATCAGTAGTCCACTCAAACTGTTGCTTTTGGCTGTCTCCATCAGGGGATAGGTTTCTTCCATTTTTATTATCGCTAGTATAGTCTTTCCTGATTTTACTTGCTGCCCCGTAAACCTCTAAAGCACCCCCAGCGGTTCCCCTGTGCCAAGCATAAAGAGAGCATGGAGTGTAATGTAACTGGGCTGGTTGTAATCCATCAGGAGCAAAGTTATCTAACGAGCTTGCTTGAGTGAATACATCAAGTGGTGGGAAGGCTGTCCACACATCGTTGTTACTATGAACTTTTAAGGTACTGTCTCCAGCAAACCATACATAAGATGTGGCCCAAGGACTAAATCTCTCAGTGTAGAACCCACTACCTCCTAAAGGTCTAAAAGCTTCCTTGTTATCAAATAAAAGCTGAGGGTCTATGTCCGTGGATGATAGCTGTCTAATGAATGTGAAATCATTAGAGTGGGCCATATTGTTGTAATAAGACCCTGCTGATAGAGTATTGTATGTGGATACGGAGACATCACCAGTTCCTGTAGTATCTATGGTTAATGTTCCGTAACTGTCCCCTGCTGATATTGTTAATATAGTGGCAGATGTAGATAGTTGTCTAGTTCCGTTTGAAGATAGATGTAGATATACCTGTATGTCTTCAGTTTGTTGGAGTAAAGAACCGTTGTTATAAGTTATTTCTGCACTAACATCAAAACTAGCATCTGTATCTACTGTATCACTAGGAACCGTGAGATTTACCACAGGTGGTTTATAAATAGATGCGGCCCTTAGATGAACTATAAACTCATTGGATAAGGACACTTTTGTAGGGTTGGGAATATCTCTTGGACCCTCAAAACGATTCATTTTTATATTAAGCTTCTTTGGAGCATGATATAAAATTCCTGCTGGCCTTACTGTCTTTACCTTTATCTTTTTACTAGAAGATCCTTTTTCAAATAATATAGGAGATTGTCCTGATGTTATTTCATAATGAACTCCATTTACAGCATCCCCTGAAACATCATAATATAAATATGAGTCTTGCTCTAAAGGTATGGGAGTTTCCACCGTAATATCGTATATCTCATCGAACTCAATATACTTTACAAACGCCTGTGACCCTGGGCGATCAAACTTGGTGGAGGGTGCGAAATAAACATACTTAGGATCTGCTAAGTATCCGTAAGCGAGTGTTTCATCGCTGAAGTGTATAACCCAATCAATGTCTAAAGAAAACTCATTGGACTTACTTATTGGGGTGAATATGGATTTATAAGCAGCTAGGCAAGGGCGATCACCAGACTCAAATACCTCAGGGTTTCTAATGAAAAGACCTAGCTCAGAAATTTCTTGATTGTTAGAAGAGTTCTCATCTAGATAGATTTTAACATGAACTGCTCCATCGACTAGCTTAACTACTGGGTCGTACTCAAACTGAACCATATCAGCTTCTGAGTAAATATAATTCAGATCTATCGCATCCTCAAAAGGATTAGTGACTGTTAGTATTTTTTTATTCGTTACCTTTAAGGTAGTGTCTTCTCCGTATGCAGAAGCGGCAAGAGGGGATTGAAGCTCATAGAAATTGTTACCTGTGGAATCCTCCATAGTGGCTTCCCACTTATTAAACTCTCCTCTTACTGGGCCTTTCTCTACAACACTAGAAGTTCCTACTTGGTAATACCCGAACTGAAAGTTTTCCAAAGTGTATCTAGGATTGGCAGGGTTTACAGTAAATAGGTTTACTAAAGATATACCCATACCGTCCGTAATCATATTACGGTCTTTGTTAAGGACAACCTCCTTTGTGCCATCCTTGTAAACCTTCGTTATTGTTACTTCACCAATCATAAGAACTTCAACTTCCAAACTACTTTTATATTGTCGTGATGAGCCACTCCAGCATCAGACCCGTTATCTCTAGATACCACGATATTATCATTGAATGTCTTTTTAGCTATCAGCCTATAATCCATATCTTTCACAGGTAATTTATCAACATTCTTACTAAATGGAAGACTTCCTGCTTTTTTATTTTTAGACAGGTTGTAGAAGTCTACAGAGTATAGACCAGCTTCAAAAATACCTCCGTACATGTTTGCTACAGCAGCATCCCCTGAAGGTATGATGCATATGCAAGAAAGCTCTCCTGTGGAAGAAAAGTCTGAGTTGGCTGATACAATTAGTCTTCCAAATGCATCCTGAGTTTCTCCTCTGGTTGGATAATAAACATTTATATGGCCGTTCCTATCCATGGTTCTTCTGTCAGGATGATTGAACCCTGCGGAATACTCGAACGAAGACACAGGATTTAGATAAGCTGCATTGTCTAAAGCTGACAGCACTGAAATAGTTGCTCCACTTGAAGGACAATAAGCCCCAAAGTGTCTAGCATCTCCTCTAAGTCCAAACCCCTGAATGGCATCAGATTTTAAAACATTATTTAAACTGAGTTCGTAAGTAGGGAACGCTGTATAATTAAGATTTTTATCTATATCAAATTCGTAACCCTTGTAAGATTGTATTGGAAGAGTTACTCCGTACTCTAATTTCTTATCCTTAGGATTTGGTATTCTTGGTGGATTGCTTACTGGTTGATAAGCAGAGGAATCATAGTACAGTCTTCCTATACCAGAAACTCCGTAGAAATTAGATCCAAGGGGTATCTTATATCCCATGATAGGGTCATTAGGATACTGATTGTCATAACTATAAGTGGGGTTATAGGAAGCAGGGGCTGTTCCATAAGACAACTGAGGTCTTGAAATATAGATAGCTCCTGATAGTGACGAAGGCTCTAACGACAATCCTAACCTATCAACTCCTGATAAAGTCTTAGCTTGAACAGGAAGCGTTGGGTATATGGAGCAGGTGATGTCATAAGGATCAGGTTTTATGTAAGAGCTAGTGCTCTTTAAACATAAACGAGGAGCACTTGCTATGATATAGTCTGTAGGATCACCGTTATTTGTTTTTGGATATATCCAAACATCTAGTCTGTCAGCCGTACCTAAAGTATCTGTTAGGGTTACAGTAACTTTAGCCCATTCCTCATTGTAAGATGAGACGGAAAAACTGTTTGTGCCAGTATCCACCGTTTGAGTTGCAGTTAAATTATCAGGGTCTACATTAGTAATCCGACATTCTGATATAGTCGTAGGGCCACCTAAATCTACAAGCCTACATCTTACTTGAGGATTAGAGCCTTCACCCTTTTTAAAGTAAAATGAAAATTCAATATCAGTACCTATACCATAACCTTCATATATGGTTGAAAAGTCTGATCCAGGATTATATTCAACATAAAAATTATCTCCAGCATTAACTGTTATTTCAAATTTTTCACTTTGCTTGTCGTGATACCTAGGATGACCAAAATCTCCATATGAAGATGTTATCAAATTTGCTTTCCAATAAGGACCGAAACCTTCAACTGAACTGAGTATGTTTTTACAGGCTGGCTCTAGAACCACAGTATTTCTGTACCACCCATTACCTAGATCTCGTAAATATCCATGAGAAAATTCTTCTAGAGGGTCCTCATCAGAAGACAAAAGGGAAGCATTGCCGCTGGCATCCCATTTAATAATATTAAATATCTCGCTATGATGCTCATAAGGAGAAGCGAATGAACTTGTTTGTGATATGGATATCGCGGCAAACCTGTCTCCGCTGGACATTGATTGAGAAGGGTTCTCAAAATCAAACTTCATATCAACAGAGAAGGTGACTGAATCATACAAGGGGTGCAAAGGCTTAGAATTTACGAACTGCATCAGCCTATTAGCTATCTCAGACTTGTATCCAGAAGAAGCCTCTACATGAACCACCGCACTACTAAGATCAGATGCATCCTCTGGTGAAGAAGTTACTACTCCTTTGAATTGATTGTCATCTCTCCAATTTCCTAAGCCCCAACTTCCAGAGAAGTTAGCCACCAAGTTCTCAGAGAATCCTAACAAGTTAGTATTCTTTATATCGTGTGAGTTCTTTGTAAAGCCTAGAGTCCCCTTGCCAAAAGCTATGGAGCCTATAGTCCAGTTTGAAGTATCCAGGCGTTCATATGAGTTGTCTCCCTGACCGTAAATACCATTAGCTGCTATTCCAGATGGAGTGGTTAATATATCAACAAGAGCTTCACCAAACCCATCCATGATAAGGTTCGAGGATTTATGAACTAGGCAATCACCTTGCTTAGTTACTCTATAGACTTCAACTTCTCCTCTCATCAGTTAGTAAACTCCAATGTATTATAGCTTCCTTTTGTTGTGTAGCTTGTCGTAGTTTCATAGCTGGCGGGGTGTATTCTGTAGTTGAGTCTACTTCCTCCGTCATTACCGTGAACTGTACTTGTGAGACCTGGATCTCTAGATTGATCGTCATCACTCATAGACTTGAAGAATCTAAGAATAACCATCATGTCTCTTGGGGATATCTCACTATGTCCCTCTGAGGATTTTATAATGTTAGACCCTAAAGTTCCAGGAGATATTTTCAATGATGATGGAGTAAACTCATCTTCTCCTACCTGTTTGAAGTATCCGACATGATCTCGCTTTCCTATTTTGACGATGATTTTATCATTAACAATCCATCGTGAATCGAACTCAGCTTTGCATGTACTATGAAGTCTAGGATACTCCGTGAAGAAGTTTAAGTAATGAGTATGGGCTAGTGTTAGTAACTGATCACCATCAAAAACATTACCGCTAGAATCAATCTCTAATAATGTACCGTGAGGTACAAGAGATCCGTCTGGTCTAAAGAATCTATTGGACTCTGTAGTTCTCTCATTTATTAAAGAGTAGTCGTAAATATCAAAGTAATGGTTTAGGAAAGTACACTTGTAGAGGTCTTCATCTCTCAAATGAATGCCTGTGTGTAGCCAGAACTTCTTTGAATCACCACTCTTGTCAGGGAAAACTTCAATGATATAATTCTGATCCTCTCTGTGAACTTGTTGATGTACTTGATAATACTCAACAGGACACTTTATATTTCTGTTCTTAGTATCAAACTTTATAGTAAAGACATCTAAGTCCTCTTCTTTTAGAGAAAGTAGAACTGATTTAGGTGCGCTAATATTCTCATAGCACACTAACTGATCTACAGAGAAAGAAGGTATATTCTTAAAGTGAGCAAGGTTATCCTTAACTAATTTAGGAGCACCTTTCTTTTGATGATAATCATCTACATAGAACATTTCCCACTTTCCTTTAGGCGTGTAGCTCCAGAACACATAGTTACCCCATGCGTCAAGTTCTGGTTTAGTGTGAATCCATACTCCTACAGATCCTCCACCTGCTAAGTTTGAGAACTCTCTAAGGAATTGAGAACTTACTTGTAAAGTGAATTCATGCTCTGGTAATAATTTATTTGGTCTATCTCCGAAGTATGTTGGGACCTCTAATTGATCTGCTACAGTCTCGTATAAGTTACTAGCCGCATTATACCTAACCCTTGGGAAATTCTCAGCGGCCTTCATTACAATTGAATACCTGTTGTGTAAGAAGTTAGGTTCTTCGAGCCTGTTGTTATCGTCTGATAGATTTAACATCAAGAAATTATTCTTTGAAGTGTATCCTTCATCTTTATCAAAATCATAATCCTTATCTACAAGCTCAACTCCACTTAGCATGGAGAATACTCTCGTCTCCTTAAAGTACCCTGGAACTAAGTCCTGCTTTCTATCTACTTGATCATAGGCACCTTTGTTCGCTGCGAACAAACCTACTCTTCCCTCAAATTGATCAGCGACATCAAAAGTTACTCTTTTTAATATTCCTGCTGTTCTTCCGCTACTGTCTAACTGAAGTCCTGCATTGAATAATATAGGACCATAAGCATGGGATATAATTGATGCACCGCCGTTCGTTAATGTATCCAATTCCTTATCAGCAAGGGTGTGATAATCGAAGCTTCTCATGTAGAAGTCGTAGAGTTTATGTACGGTGTAGTACATGTGTCTACACGAAGGTTTCCAAGTGTTGAAAGCAAACTCGAAGTAATCCTCTTCAGTAAATGTTTTATGAGTCCAAAGGTCAGCCTTGATAGACTGTATTACATCGTGGCTGTACTTGTCTTCTGAGAATAATGATGGGGCATCTTTGAATACCTTCTCTGCCTCAAGCTCGATCTTCTTATCTATAAGCTTGAAAAGAATCGCTCGTATCTCAGAAGTATTACTCTTGTCTACAAAGAAGTGTTCTCTAGTAGCATCTATGCTACTGGTATCCCATTGAAGTGGTCCTCTAATTTCATAAGTAGAGGAGGTTTCTACTCCGCTTTTTACATTTGGAGAATAAATGTTTTCACACTTATCCCATACAGATCCTTTTAACTTAAAGGGATCTGTATCAGTAAACTCTAATAGCCTATTGTTAAACCCTAAGGGTTGATAGTCGTAAGGATGCCCGTTTACTCCATTAGAAGTGTCTAATGATTGGTAAACATCCCCATCATTCATTGAAAGATAAAAATTAGGACCAGCAAAATGGTTTCTAAGATAGTTCTCTCCAGAAGAAAGTTTTTGCGAAAAGTCTCTTCTTCTAACAGAACTTCTAAGTGCTGCTGCTGTATAAGGACCAGATACAGTTAAAGGTCCTGATGATATATCAGCATCAAAGCTATAGCAGTCATGCTTTATTGATCCTGATACATTCCAGTAGTCAGCTTGAGTTCTCTTGAAGACTGGGAGATCTTGGTGGCTTACTCTTGTTCTATTCAGATCCTCTGTAAATCCAGGCATCCTATGAGACCCCAGAAGACCTAGGCTATCGTCCCTCATGTCTAATCCAGAGTAAGCTTGACCAGCCATTACACCGCTAGTTGGGAAATCAACTAGAGAGTATTTTACTTTTGGGTACAGGTAGTCTGCGTCCTTTACCAGATCGACAGCAGTAAGATCGAAGTGCACCCTTGGTATTGATTTAGCAGGAGTGAAGTCCTTTACTACACCGAGAGCGGCGAAGAAATCCTCCTTAGAATAATCTACATTGTTTAATATGGTAGATTCTTCAAAAGAAGACCCTGACAAAGTGAAATCAAAATGAGAGGATTTACCACTCCAAAGAGTTAAGTATTTTAGTAAATCAGTTGAGGAGTACTTAACTATCCTGTCGTAGTTAGGAGGTCTTTCTATACTATCTGTGAAGAATAAGAAAGTGTTCTCATACTTCTTAATTGGTTGATAGCCTCTAATTGTGTTATCAAGAATGTATTGTTCAAAGGCATCTCCGTAGTAGTCAGGAACTCCTAGGCATACAATCTCATCACGAAGGAATCTAACAAGCTCTTCATGAAGGTCACAGTCTACATAGAACTTTTCTTCTTCCCAAGGTGGTATTGGGAAATCTCTACCTCTGTAATTGAATATAAAGTCTGGGTCTGATAGATCAAACTTATATCCTTTTACTGTGAAGGCTTCTGGGAATTTAAGGGCTGCTCTTCTTAGAACATGGTCTATGCTGATTCTTATGTTTAGATCCAAGTACTCTGCGCTGAACTCTCCTTGGTTGAAGTGAAGAGCGTTTTCGTATGTCCAAGAATCAACTCCACTGAACATAGGTGATTCTGTGATGATCAAGTAGTACATAAGATTTGGTATGTACGACTCATACATCTCACTTATACTACTATCCAAATCTATAGGAACATCAGGAAGGACTGTAGTGAATGCGTCTATTAAACCCTTCTTACTTCCCTTCTTCTTGTATAGATCAGTTGCTGCCCTTAACTGCCTTCTCCAAGAAGACACATTCTCTCCATAAAATCTCCATCCGATAAGGTCAGCTAGATATGGAAGATACTCAGAAGGACACTCTTCCACAGACTTTATAGATTTTAACTTGACATTGTATTCATCAATGTCTCCCATCATATACGAGACTGCTCGTATGAACTTAGAGAAAGGACCGCTTCTAAGCTTAGTTTCGGGCTTTATAGAAGCATCTATGTAATTCTGAAAGGTATCAGCTATATAAGTATCTTGATTTCTTAATGCACCGCTGTTGTATACTATACCTACAGTAGTGAGAAGTTTATCTAGATTTTGAGTTCCGCTAGTGTACAGCCCTGCTCCTTGTACAAACGGAGCGGGGACTAGCTGGGTTAGATTTATGTCAGGTTCAGATAATAAAGAATCGTAAACCGCCCAGACATATTTAAAATAAACCCTTATTGCATCCTCTAACCTTATAGTCTCTCCTTTAGAGAATTTCTTTGCAAGCATCTCTTCAAGGAAAAAGAAAGGCTGCTCGAAGGGACCTACATCAGGGCAGCTATAATTTAGGAAGTAGAATAATCCTAATGAGTTAGCGAGATAAATATGAGTTCCCGAAGAGTCGTTAGCGAATGCGCTGGTAGTACTATCCGCTAAATCGTATACACCTGCGCCAGGGTTATAACCATTTAGTCTTATTTTTGATAAAACATTTACTCTAAGTGCTATCCTTAAATCTGCTGAGGTGTCGTAATCAGAGATAGAATATCCTAAAGGATTAAGAATCTCTAACTCAAATCTTTGTGGAGTAATGTCTCTGGTCTTACCGTTTGGAACAAAGTAGGGAAGCATTCCAGAAGGATCACCTACACCTGATAAAGAACCTACGGCAGATACTGGTAGGACATTTCTGCTAAGTGATGGATTGTTATAAGAGTTCTCCGATAACTCTATAATGGATTCCAATACTAGATCTACGAGATCTGTTTCTGGTACAGAACTTATAGCTAAATCCGCATCAATATAGACGCGAGGAATTAGCTTTTCAAGTATTTGCTCGTAGGTTCTAGGAAAGTACTTATACATAGGTCACATTGATTACTAAGTTATTTAGCTGAATAATCTCGTTGTAGTTAAGTTGAATATTTTGATCTAAGTTATCAATGGTAGATATTTTAACTTCCTGTACAGAATTGAAGACATTCCTATTAATATCGTCAAGATAAACTCTCTCACCAAAATCCCTATTGTCTACATTGAAGTAGCTCTTCACAGCGTCAGACGATTTTTGGAGTAGCTCTATCTCTCTTCTTCTGTAAGACTTATCTACAAATATTGTCATTGAAAGATCAATGGCTCTAATAAGACCGTCAACTACTACAAGCTCATCTGTTAACATTTTCTTTTCATTCATGGCCTGGAGCAAAGCAGTTTTATAAGCCACAGATGTTTTAGTAAGCTGTGTATTATTAGCTTTCTCTAAAACATAAACATCAATCATGTTAGCAGATGCGAACGATTTACGAGTTGACACGGTTGCTTTACCAGTGGCTCCAGCAGGCCCTACGAACCTGTTTACGAAGGTCTTGTAGTCCTCTAGGCTCACTAGCCTGTCCTGAGATTTAAAGGCCAGAGGGCCGTATTCCTTGGCCTTACCGACGCTCTCAGCATCAGATCCTCCGGTGATTGCAGTCATGTTCTCTAACACAAAGGAAACAGACCCGCCAGCTTCAGTTACGGTAGTGTTTATGTAACTGTTAGGAGCATTGCCTCTTTCTCCACCACCAACTCTGTAGTAGATATAATAGTTTGCGTTGGTTGGAGGGGCTGCTCCATTTGAACCATCACCAAAGACTACAGTAGCGTTGTAATCCTCATCGTATATTACTGAGAAGATTTTATGATCTCCTGAGGATGCAGAGAATAAACTTTCTACTTCGTTGTATACCCCACTAGCGTTGGTTCCCTCAACTATGACCTGTATACTATTCTCAATGACGGGACCCTCAGAGAGTCTCACTTCCTTTAGGGTTTGTATTTGAGTGAAAGTTCCTGAATCTTCAGCGAGAGCGCCTTCTACCAAAGCTAGATTGTTCCAAATAAGGCCAGCTTGACCTTCTGAAGTTCCAGATAAAAGAGTAATTGACCCGTCTGTAGCAGGTGCTTCAAGCTGACCATCTACCACGGTGTATAGAGTATAGTTAACAGGTCCTCCGTCCATAGGAGAGGCGACATTGATAACTCTATCTTCAGGGTTTATAGTGTAGTATTCTCCAGTGAGAGCATCTGTTGTAGTAGCTCTTGCAGAACCTGCTCCACCAGCAGGACCTCTCATTCTAATCCCGATAAGTTCTAGCAGTTTCTTTACATTGTTTCTATCTTTGGCTGTCTTAATAAAGCTTTCATGAGCAAGCATATCAGCTTTGTAAGACATGATTGAACCCATATAAGCAACAAGCTCTGAGAACATTACTCCGAAGTCGGACTCTGCAAAGTTCTGATAATCGTTTGTGTATACAGCCTGAATATACTCGAATAACGCTCTTCTTAAAGTTGCGAAATCGGTTGCGGTGAAATCAATAAGCTCCCCTCTCTCATCAACCGTAGGCATGATGTTTTTAAGGAAGTCGGATGACGCTGTTGTGTAAGGAATGTTACTCATAGTTCTAAGTTAAAATCTAATATCTGATTCATCTTTAGGGCTCTAAGCTTTATTTGAACTAATACAGCATCTAAGCCACCGTATTTGTAATTTTGTGCAAGGTTAAGTTTAATATCTAGAACCTCTACATTAGGAACATATTTTGCTATCTGATCCTTGATATCAGCCTTCATGATATCCATATCAGATTTAGTTATATTATCAAAGAGATAGCTACGAACATTGATTCCATACCCAGGAAGCATAACCCTTTCACCTCTATCAACAAGAAGCAACTGCTTTAGCTGTGAGAAAATGATGCTTGAACCGTACTCCTTTGAAAAGACATTCTCTTTAGTCTTTCCAGCAGGGAAAGCTACCCCATACCTTTTCTCTTCGGACTTAACCTTGATATTCTCTTTAATCTCGTTGGAAGTTACCTTTCCGTAAAGCCTACTATTAAGAGCCATTATAAATCAATATCCTCGTAGTATTCTTTGTGAGACTCGTAGTTTTTGAGAGCCTCTGTTATATCTAGAGGTTTTGAATAAACCTTGAAACTTCCTATGTGGCCTGTCAATCCAGAATAGAGCCCATGACCTGTAGCCATGAATCCACCATACCCTTCGTCTGGAGTTCCATTCATAACTACATCTATACCGTCAGTATAACCACCGCCTATAATCCATGGAGTAAAGAAAGTGTTTAACTGAGGTCCTACCGCTACATTGTTGTAGTTGTAGCTAGGATATGTCGAATCCTTAGGAGATATGAATGTGGGTATATTAGCTGGGATCTTAGGGTCTTTTCCGAACAGAGTAGAGTAGCTTCCTTTTTGTAGCTCCTCACCGTTTAGGAAGATAGTAACCTCGTCAGCAGATACATTGAAAGATACGCTCAAGTGAACAAAGCTGTTAGAAGCATCACTCAACGCATACCCCTTGTCTGTAGTTGCTGATATGGATACTGACATTTTTCTATAAGGATCGTCGCCTGGATTGCAAGGCTCGTTTCTTATAAACTCTACATCTGTTCCATTTGCAGACTGAGTTGGTGCTATAAAGAAGTGAGTCTTTCTAGCAGTTGCACTTGTGTCTATACCTAAAGTGTCTCCTATATCAAAGTCTGAGCCGCGACCAACTATAGAGTTCTCTGTTATTTGAGGATCTCTTGTGAAGCCCATTAACATACCTCTAACGGTGTTGGTTCCAAAGTTATCTGTCATCTCAGTGATGTCACTTTCTGTGTAAGAACCACCGATGTTCTCATTACCGATTAGAATCTTGTAGTAATTATAATCAGTCCAAGAGGAATCCGTTGCTAAGAAGTTAGGTACTGAGACGAGATCCTTCTCTGCTGTATTATTTGAAGATCCTAAATTGGGCATGTATAGCCAAGTATCGAAAGAGCATCCATACTTGTTATACATAAGGTTCTGCATACTTGGGGAATCAGGAAGCCTTACATAGGATCCTAACTTATCAAAAATTATACTACTTGTGGAACCCTTAATAAAATATTGTGGTCTTATAACTCCATTCAATCTAGGGATAGAAACTCCTAGATCAAATACGCTTGATACATCATTACCTACAAGCTGTGCGTCATGATAGCCTCCATCAGCGTTGTCGTTTAGAACATTGAATTTGGTTGATCTACCTGTTTTTTCTACAGAGGGTATGAGGAATGAGTATGAAGCTTCTAGATGATCTGTTACTATTCCATCGGTAACTCGTAGAATAGGAGCAGGTGTCGTAGAGACATCGAAGACTTTAATGTGATCTCCTGTTCCTATCTCAGCAACTTCTAGCGCATCAAGACTAACTCTCCACTCAGAGTCCTTTGCTCTTACATACTTAGGAACTAGAGGAAGAACTATATCCTGTACTTCACCATGATCAAAAGTTAACTCTCTCTGCTTACTTAATTCTACAGGAAGGTTAAGAGAACTTAGGAAAGTGAAGTCGTTGATTGGGATATGTCCAGGCTCAAAGGGAATATCAATACCGAAGAAATCGGGTGCTTTTACAGCCACTTCAATTTGCTTCTTTCTCTTGGCTATCTTATAATCAAACTCATCAACAGCACTTTGAAGTTGATTGTAAATGTTGCTTACTATGGCAGAGTCTGAATCATATCCAGAAGCTATGTATGCTTGTCTCTCATTGTTCAGTTTAGCTACTTCACTATTCTTTCGTCCTATTAAGGATTTAAGCATATTATCTACATCGTAGAATCTATGCATGGACTGAGAATCGTCTACCTTGGTAATATCGAACAAGGTTCCTACATAACGATTAACTTGCTTTAGAGAGAACCCTTGTCCTTTACCTCCTAAGTTAGCAGGATGGTCTAGCTTCCAACGCTCTGGTGATGGTATCATTCCTATGTCTGCCGTCTTAGGAACTTGCCCTTCTGCATAGTCCCTATCCTGGCTATTGTAATAAATACCATCTCTTGATAATAAGAACTGACCACTCTTGGATTTAGGAGGTCCATATGTAAGTCTAAAGATTGGGTCAGGAGCTTCCTCAACATCCCCAGGACCAGAAAAGTTAATGACGGGTTCTCTTGAAGGATCTTCTCTTCTAAGGCGAAGCTCCCTTTCTATCATTTGAATCTTCTCTGTAAACTTATTAATGTCAGCTATAGTCTCATCAAACTGTCTTTCAAACGCTGACCTTGCTCCTTCACTAGGATATACTGGAGGTGTGCTTCCTGGAGCAGGAGGAGATGCTTGAACAGTTGGGTTTGGAGACTCGTTGTTTAATCCATCTAGATAATCACTAAACTCCCCTATACAGTCTAGCACATCTTCTACTTGCTCATACAAATCTTCTGCTACATCCCATGCAGCAGCCGCTATACCTGCATACTTTCCAAGATCACTTAAAAATCCTGTGCTGCTTCCTGTATTCTTTGGAGAAAATAGCTCTAGCTTTCCTGTTGCGCTGTTATATGAAAGGAATCCACTATCACCAAACCACTCTTTAGACTTACTAGCAAGCCAAGACCTAGCTTCCTCTCTACCTTCTTGCAATCCCTGAGAGTAAGATCCTAAGACATCACCTGGAATTAGAGATAAAAGATTTTCTGCAAGATCAACTATACAAGAAGGAACTCCCCATGTCGTTTGGGCGAAGTTTCCTGGATTACTTAATATCGCTGGATTTAACTTTGTCATTTATCTACCTCAATCCGTAAGTGAAAGATCTCCTTCCATGTCTTCTCTCTTAGATGTTAATCTCTCTTTTGCATTAACTTGTCCTGGAGTATTTAGGTGTATTTGGCTTCCTTCAAGGTTTATGTTACCTCCAGCCTTCATATTGATATCCCCTCCAGCATCAAGTCCTACATCACCATCCGCATGTACCCGTACATCACCACCAGCATATACCTGCACATTGCCTCCCCATGACTCAACAACAACATTGGCCTTGGGGTTTCTGACATAGATATGAATGTCATTGTGCCAAGCCTCAATCTCTATCTCGCCATTCTGTGAGTTGATAAAGTACCCATCGTCATCTGGCTCGTAATCGTTTCTTGATGAGTTATAAAGCCTCATCAAACCTCCGTTATAAATCCTTTGGGTGTAGTTTCCAAATCTACTCTCTTGGTGCATATTCCTCTTGCACTCCATGAGCATGGATCTAGGACCAATCAGATCAGTAGTGTTCTTGCCAGTGATCTTAATTACATCCTCCGGGTTATTCATATCCTTAGGATCACCTTGATTAGTTCTCAGCGTTACTCCCTCGTTTAAAGGATCATCACTTAGATTTAAGAAGTGCTCCTTGGTAGATTTAAGCGCAGCAAATCTTCTAATGTTTGCTTCACTCGCTGAGTCGGATAGAATCAAGGCAGCACCGTATGCAGATGACCACGCCTGAATAGTTGGTTCAATAGTTTGATGATATATGTCAGGGAAGTTCCAATGAGGTATATCGTCGTGAGAGTTGTTGGACTCTATATCTAAAGGATCAACGCCTAGGTTTGCTAACCTTTCAGGACCCATGCAAGATCCCATATAGAAGTATTTAAGACTTCCGAAAGGTTGGCAAATAAGAATTCTAGATCCCGCTCTAGGAATAGATATAAACTTTGCAGAGCTTCCTGCTGTAGGAGAAACATATTCTACATGTCGTATTCCTATATCATCTATACTAGCCGAAATAGTTCCCGATCTGTTTATGTCTACTCTTCCTAATACTGTCCCTAGATATATCTTCAACTGCCTACCTCCATTGAGAATGGTTTCTTAACTATCGAGAACTCTGAGTACGAGTCATCTCCACTAATTACATGCTTAAATCCTGTTATTACCCAAACTCCTGTGTATATGCTGTTTGTAACAGAAGGATCTCCCATCAAACTTTTATTGATGTTCTTGAAGAGTATGCAGTTGTCTCCAAGTAATTCAGTATCAGAAAAGTTAAAATGAGGCACTGTCTTAATTATAGCCGTGTGCTGAAAAGAGAATAGTTTATAGAAGTTGTACAAGTAAGCTATAAGAGATGATGCCGAGGATCCTGTTGTTGTCGGATTGGGGCCTACCAATGCTGCGTCTGGTGCTAGAATGAGATTAGCGAGATCACTAGCTATTCCTTGAAAATCAGGATCTCCTACTAGAGTCGTATTTAAAACTGAATAAGCATTATTAACATTTGAAAGTTTATATGCAGACACTAACGCCTTTGTTATCTTGGATATTAATGTGTTGGATTGAGCTTTGCTATGGAGTAACTGAGGTGGTGACGCGGCAGCGTTTTTTGTAGCAGATATAAGTAACTGCCTTGATACTTGTCCTATGGTGCTTATCAGGAATGCATCACTATTCGCAGTAAGACTGAGGACATTAGCATTTTGAGTGTTCATTCTAAAGACTGGTATGTTGAATTTCCTAATCTTATCTGAAACACTTTGAGGTAATGCAAAGTCTTCAGGAACTATAGGAGCCATCTCATCAAATATAGAAACATAAGGCTTTCTCTCCCTCTTCCTATCAGCAAATGTTTTTAGATCTGCTCTTGCGTTATAAACTTTCTTTACAACAGTGTCCTCATCCCCAACCATTAAGTTGGATATTTGTGATTCATCAGATACAGGCTTACCGTATATTACATGCTGTATAAGAGCATTTTCTCCGATGATGAGTACAGGCTCGTCAGGGCTAGTCATGTACCCAGGTAAAACACCATTGTATGTGTCATAAAGCTCCTGAATAAATTCTACATTGTTTTCTAGAACTATAACAGGTTCTACTAACTCCTCTATGTTTGGAAGTTTTGATATATTCTTTAGTAAACTAATTATAGGAGCGTACTCATCTTGACCAGCAGCTATGTTAGTATTTAGTTTTATATAAATATCACTGTCCTGAGGGTATGTTGAATCTCTTGCTTCAATAAAATCATTAGTGGTCGCTAAGTTAATATCATTTGGTACAAAAGGATCCATCGCAAGCGTACTGCCTACCCTCAAATCAGCAGCAGTAAGATTTCGTCTTCCAGTTGCTGCCGTGGCAGTAGGCTGTAAGCCTAAGAATTCAAACTCATCCAAAGCAGATACAGATTCTGCTGTAACCCCAGCCCCTACTCTATCGACATAGGTATGAGCACCTTTCCCAAAATCTCTATAACACAGGAGTACATTTGAAAATCCTAACTGATTTTTGCAGTAGTTCAATAGTAAGGGTTCTACTGCTAAATGAACGGTTCTCCATAAAGGGCGGAATTCTAGATTGTAGTCTCCATGGGCATCCCAGTTAACCTCAGCAAACAGTATATCCTCTGAAGTGATGCTGGCAGCTTGTGTATCTTGAGTCACTGTAGGACCCAGGTTTCTTATAGCTCTTGACCCTACAAATTCTAGATTAAATATTACAAGACCATCCTTCTCCTCGTAAACTCCATTGGACAAACAGCACATAAAAGGACCAGCCCAATATGCGCTGTTAGGACCTATGCCGTAAGTTATATAAAAGTTAGTGTTAGTCTTTACAGCCTCTCGCAGTCTTGACTGAACTTCTTCTTCAAGCAAGATATCATAAGATTGAACTGTTGTTGAGGGGTCATCTGAATTTAATTGATCTCTTCTCGTCTCTTGTGCAGCTTTCTTTGATTCTTCTCTTATATCATCAATTGGAAGATTCTTTATTCTGTTGATATAATCTTCGTATCGACTAGAGAACAGAGAGTTTAAGAAATAGTTATCTTGGTCAACGATTCTCATGGAGAATCTAAGCCCTGGGCCTTTTGATCCTGTACCTCCACCAAACTCATGAGTAAAACTAAGAAGAGTACTATCTCCACGGTTGAAGACTATGATGTCCTTATCACTTTTCTTCAAGGATCCTTGATAGAACTTCTCGATGGATTTCTTATCAAACGAAAGGGCTACCATAGACTGAGGTGCTATGGAATGGTTACTCGCAAAATTAGATCCTGTTTGTGATAGTCCAATGGTCATAGTTCAGGTATCCTTACAATATCCCCTGGGTTAAAGTTATTAAAAGGATCCTCCATAGTATTATACATTAGAATCATCCACCAGAACTTAGGACTTGCATAAAATGCATAGGATGCTAAATCGGGCCTACTGTCATGATACTTAGGTATGCGTCCAAGCTCCACTTCGTAATCATTCTCTAAGTTCTGAATTACGGTATCCATTCTCTCAGTAAGGGAAGTGGTTATCCTCTTACCTTTGTGCTCCATAACTTTGTAGCCAAACTCGTATCTTGAAGGGTATTGTGTCATGGTATATCAGGGTTGGTTCCTACCTGTAGGTTTTTTATTAAGGACTCCCATCCTTTGATTTTGTAACTAGCGTTGTTTGTAGATCCTACAATGTTTCCACTGGGTCTAACCTCACTAAGCTTTAAACTACACTCGATAACTCTAGGTAGCATAAGCTCTAAATCATAACCGTACTTGTCGGAGAAGTTTATGCTGTAATCCTCTACTATGCAGGGAACATTACGGTATTGAATTCCATAATCTAAGATTGCTATAGGAGGACCGTCCATAGGTCTGTCAACATTGTTTACCACGGATGCTCTTATAAGATTGATCAAGGAAAGAACGGCCTTGTGTCCTTTTCTTAATCCAGACCTGTCGATCTGAGATGCTTGTTGTGCTAAAGAACCTCCTATCTTTGCGGCTGCTACTGTTGAAATAGGTGGAAAAAATGGACCAGTTGGAATTGCAGTTTGAACATTCTCAGCACTAAAGGTGTCTAGGGCTGTGTCATATTGAGACAAGTCCTGCTCGTATGCAGTCTTTTCTCTTTCATCTAAAACTGATAAGAATCTGGTAACTTGATCTTCGATAGCGTCGTCAGGATTACTCCCTTGCTCGTATAAGGATTTGTAATCTTCTTGAATCTCGGATCTAGTAAGCTTGCTTTCAATTCTTTCCTCTAGCTTCAGGTACCTTTCAACTATTACGGGAGTCGTAAGATTGAAGTCTATGCTGATTGATCTAGCATTTGCTCCTAAGTATGAAAACAAAGAGCTTGATCTACCTATTGGATTATAAGTAGCGTAGTTAGCTTTCTTAGATTCCTTTATTGTAGCATTCTCGAAGAAAGGCATAGCTATTCTTTTAACATCACCACCATCATAAAAGTTAAATATGATGGAAGCTCTTTCTTCTATCTTAGGATCTATGCGCCTATCGTCAGGTGTGAATCTTCCCATGATTTAATTATGGTACTTGTGGAGCAAAGCTTCCTACTCCAGGTACAGTTTGTGATGATGACCCTGATCTTGAAGGTCCTGGGAATGTAGTTTGTGTGGTGTTGTTTGCAGTTCTTAACGATGCGGTGGCTATCAGCCCTAACTGAGAAACCAATGTGCTAAATACTTGAGCATTCCCAGACTCTGTAAGCATTAGTGAGGCTATATTGTTTCTCATAAATCCTGATATAAATCTCTCGTAGTCGCTCTGAGTGGAAGCTAATGCATTGGGGTTAGCGTTAGCTAGTCTCTGTTGCGTTTGTTGTTGCTGTTGTAAGTTATTACCTGTATCTATTGCGTCTCTTACTGATCTTAATCCATCTGCTACAGGATCTAAAGCTTCGTCTACCATGACGCCAGCAACTATCCCTGCTCCTATGGAAGCTGCATTAGCTGCTGTAAGAGCAGCGCCTGCTATAGCGTTGCTAATTCCTCCTGTAAATATTGTTCCTAAAGCACCTATAGAAAGTAACTGTCCTTGCTGTATGATATTATCAGCCAGTTGATAACTTTTCGTAGCAACCCAGGCCCCTGCTAAAATAGGAATTATATAATCAATAAGAAATATTGAAAGATCTAATATACCTTTTATTAGGTCAATTAAGTAGTTTCCAATCTTCTCTCCAAGTCCTTGTAACCCCCCATTCATCTCCTGGAAGAACTTAGATATAGGACCAGCAAGTTCAGCAAAAACATTAAATACACCAGCAGCGATGGCTTGAAGAGGTTCTTTTATTTGATTCATCAAGTTGTCGATGCTGTTATAGAAAGAGTCTTTTATCGTAGCTGTCTGATCCCCTTCTTCAAAAGCATCTCCTAGCTGTTTAATTTGATTAAGTATTTCTACTCCACCAAACGCAGGAGCAATAGCTTGAAGCTCTGTTATTGATAGCTTTGAAAGTCCAATCTGATCGTCTAACCTATCTCTAAGATCAACGATTGCTTCTCTCATTGCAGGCTCGCCACCAGCACCTGCTTGAATCATTTCTTCAAGATTACCTTCAAAACCTAGAATAGATCTAAGAGCAGGCCCTCCTTGAACAAGACCTCCTATTAACTGTGCAGGTAACTCTTGTAACGCAGCAGGAAGACCTGTTTGTAATGCTAAGGTTAGGTCAGTAATCCCATCAGCCATATCTCCAATATTGAATAAGGCTAACTGATTACTAAGCTGATTAAGACCTTGAACTATTCTCTCAGAGCTTACACCTGTTTTCTCTGAACTTTCTTGTACTGTAGCGGCTAACCCACCTATCTCATCATTCGATAGATCAGTTTGCTTGATGAGGTTCTCTATTGAACCGAATAGGACACCTATGTTCTGACCAGTGGTTCCCATTCTTCCGGCAAGATTTAAAACCTCAGTGTTGAGAGGATCAAATCCCATTTCAAGAAGCTTTGCAGAATTCTGCGCGGCTAACATCATTCCACCGTCAAGACCTCTTAGAGATGGTGTTAATTGCGATAACTCAGATCCTAGACCAGCTAATTGAGTTTGTATTCTAGGGAACTCGGTGAATAAAGCGGTTGGCAAGGCTGCTGATATCTGTTGCCCAATGTTATTAAGTCCAGCCAGCAGTTGACCCTGCAACTTATCTACAGCACTCTCGAAAACCTTTTGCCCTTTATTCTTTTCGCTATCATCTCCCTTCTTACCCGAAACTGCGTCTGTATACTTTTCTAGTTGCCTGTTAAGTCTTCCAATACTTGTTCTCAAGTCAGCTAACTGACCTGTTTGCATTTGTATTCCTTGAAGAAGCTGCTGTAACTGAGTCTCGTCCATTTCAGATCATTTGTTTGCTTATGAATTCCACATCATACCTGCGGACATTGGATACTCCACCCATTGATATAGATAATGTTCTGTACTTTTTTCTGCCTAGAAGTGTTCCGAATAGATTTTTTATATACTTGTAGGACCTAACCTTCTGCCTGTCAGTTAATAAAGTCCCGTATTTATTTATAGAACCTGTAATTGTTTGTACGCTTTCAAAAGATAGTCCATCTAGAACAAAGCAGGACAGGTATTTATCGCCAATAAATTTCTTATTGGTATGACTGTATACACCCGACCCTAACCCTGAACGATTATTTGACACAATTAATAATGTCATTTCTTTATTGGTCACTCTTCTTCCTGTACCAGCCTTGTTAGTGTACACTACTCTACATACAGATCCTGGGCGAAGGCTCCCTACAGTGGACTCGGCTTCACCTTTTCTCCTAATCAATTCAGGCACTTCATCAAATGGGGACTTTTCCATAGATTAGTTTCAAAAACAGGGGTTAGGCTCCCTATCATGTATTAATACATTAATATATACATGAATAATGAAAACATAGAGATTATAGAGTTTATAGATTTACTAGACTATACATTCAGTGATAGATTTATTAGTAAATGGAGATATAAGTACTCAGTATCGTTCATTAAGAAGTTTCAATATAAGCTACTGGACTCAATACAGAATAAGAAACCCATTAAAAAGAAAAGTTTATATGCTTACCTAACTAAGAAATGTAAGTACTCTGATGATCAAGTACAGGACTTCTTTGATACTATTGAGATTGAGATCTACTATCCGATGGTGATGTGATGTTTTGTGATACTATCAGCAACTCGAAACGAGAAACTTTCCGTCAGTGTAGGCTCAAGTATAAATATAACTATGTGAACCGTTACGAAGACACTGACCCT